AAACGCCAAGTTAAAGGAACTTAGAACTCAGTTGGCTGCATTGATTACCAAACAAGAAGAACTTTCGACCGAAAAACAATACTATGAGTTTGCTGGCAACTTATTAAAAGATACTGGTATCAAAACAAAGATTATTCGTCAGTATTTACCTATTATGAATAAATTAATTAATAAGTATTTGACTGCCATGGATTTCTTTGTGAATTTTAATATCAATGAATCATTTGAAGAAACAATTAAATCTAGGCACCGTGATGAATTTGGTTATGCTAATTTCTCAGAAGGTGAAAAGATGCGCATTGATTTGGCATTATTATTTACATGGCGACAGATTGCCAAACTAAAGAATAGTACCAATACCAATTTATTGATTCTTGATGAGGTATTTGATTCTAGTTTAGATGGCGTTGGCACCGAGGAGTTTTTAAAACTAATACAAGAAATGGGTTCTGATACCAATATTTTTGTTATCTCTCATAAAGGTGACCAATTATTTGATAAATTCCGGAGTGTTATCCGGTTCGAAAAGAAAAACAATTTTAGTCAGGTGGCAAAATGAGTGAAGTCTTTAAGTATAATACAGAAGAAGCATTAAATCAAAAACCAATACAACCTCAGGCACAGATATTGCCTTTAGTTGCCGAAGATAATCCAATATTAAAACAGGTTGTATCAGAATTTAATTTTGATAATCCTCCTGTTAATCCAAATGCACTTGCATCTTCTTTAGTGGAAACTTGCAAGTATTATAAAGGATATGGTTTATCTGCCAATCAATGTGGGTTATCATATCGTGTTTTTGTAATGGGCGCCAATGAGGAGTATGTGGCGTTCTTTAATCCCAAAATAATTTCAACTAGTGGTGAATGCCATATGATAGAAGGTTGTTTATCATTTCCACTTTTGGGACTTAGAATTACCAGACCACAAGAGATTGAGGTAGAGTACCAAGATTTTAACGGAGTAACCAGAACGGCAAAATACAATGGCATATCTGCTCGTTGCTTTCAACATGAGCTTGACCACATGAATGGAATAGTGTATACTGAAAAAGTAAAACCAATGGCACTACAGTCTGGTATGAGTAAACGTAACAAAATGATAAAGAAATTGAGAATCCGTTAATGGCGACACCAATTGAATATGTAGAAAAACAATGGAACGAATGGTCTGAAAAGAACCCACCTTCTACATTTAAACACATTGATAAAGAACAATTAGTAAAAGTTCTTACCGAAGATTTAACCTATGCATCACAAATGGATGTTCGTGAATATACTTTATACCAAAAATGGTGTGAAGTAAAAGAAAGATATCCTGTTCAAGAAGTATCTACCTTGTTTGGCCAAGAAAGTCAAATGGTAAATCCTGAACAAGAAAAACTTATCAATCAAGTTAAAAATAATTTCTGGATGCCAACTGCACCAGATGATTATGAAAAATTAAAACCCGTTATGAAATTACATAATGGTGAACTGGCAGAAACGTGGAATGCCATTCGTACCTTTTCTTCTACAATGAAGAACAACTCCAATATTGGTCGTAATCTATTCTATACAATTGAAGATGAAGTTACTAATAAATACTTGGGTGTCATCTGTATCTCATCAGACTTCTTAGACTTGACTCCTAGAGATAAAGCAATTGGATGGGATAGAGATGTTAAAACACAACAAGGAATGATTAATCATACCGCAATTGGTTCTACTATCGTTCCTTTACAACCACTCGGCTTCAATTACATGGGTGGTAAATTACTTGCTTTACTTTGTTTGGCTGATACAGTTCAAAAAGATTGGAAGGAAAGATATGGAGATGTCCTTGTTGGAGTTACAACTACTAGTCTTTATGGGAATACTAAGTCTGGTGGCCTATCTCAGTATGATGGATTAGAACATTGGAACAAAATGGGTTTCTCAAGTGGTTCTGTGGCATTTGAACCTTCAAGAGCAACCAAAAAAATGATTTTTGAATGGTTAAAAGAAGAACACACAAGAAAATATTTTGAATGGTGGGAAGCCAAGAATACACAAGGTCTTCCACTTAAACGTGATCATAAAAATCGTTCATTACATTTTGCATATCCAAAACTTGGTATACCAAAAGAATTAACAAGAACGGAACACCAACGTGGTATTTATTTTAGTCCTCTCTATAATAATACCAATGATTATCTTTGCAAAAAAATTACAGAAGATAAACTGGTAAAGTCATTTGATACCAGCGTGGAAGCATTGTCCAATATATGGAAAACAAAATATGCCAAAGGTAGAATTCGGCAATTACAAAAGAAAAACAATGTTTCATATGAAACTCTTTTCTATGACGATTTGATTTATCTGTCATGGGAAGAAACCAAAGCGAAATATTTGCCACAAGTAGGTCGGTAAACGCTTGACAACACATCTATATAATGATATGATGTGTGAACTTGCTTAATGCAAGGATTTATTATTAACTTTACTATGGAGTATTACAATGAGCAAATTATCTGCTAAAGAAAAGATGTTGAATGCCTTACAACAACCTTCTGGTTACAACACTTTTACTGTCAAACAAGCCCAACGCCGTTTCGGCATCACCAATGTTACCGCACGTATTGACGAGCTACGTCAAGAAGGTAACGTAATCTATACGAATGCCAAAGTTGTTGATGGAAAGAAAGTTTCTTTCTATCGTCTAGGCAAGCCAACCAAAGCTTTGGTCCGTGCCGCATACAAAGGTGGTTTTAGTTTTACTGCCTAATTAAGGCGTAGTAGGGGGTCCTCAAAAAGGACTCCCTTTTTTATATTATCGGAGCGCAAATGGAAATATCAATTAAAAAAGAAGATTTACAAAAGAAAAGTTTATTCGTTGCGACACCAATGTATGGTGGTATGAACCACGGTCTATACATGAAAGCCTGCCTTGACCTTCAAGGTCTTTGTATGCAATACGGTGTTAATGTTAAATTCTCATTCCTATTCAATGAGTCCCTAATTACACGAGCAAGAAATTATCTTGTCGATGAATATCTCCATCGTTCTGATTGTACTCATATGTTGTTTATCGATTCAGATATTCATTTTAATCCACAAGATGTGATTGCACTCTTGGCTATGGACAAAGATGTATCTGGTGGCCCTTATCCTAAAAAAGCGATTAAATGGAAATCTGTTAAAACTGCCGTAATAAAACATCCAGATATTGATCCCGGTATGCTTGAAAAAGTTACTGGTGATTATGTATTTAATCCAGTTAAAGGTACAGCACAATTCTCCGTTACAGAGCCATTAGAAGTTATGGAAATTGGTACTGGCTTTATGATGATTAAACGTGAAGTTTTTGGAAAAATGGAAAAACAATATCCAATGATTCGTTATAAACCTGACCATGTAGGTCAAGCACACTTTGACGGTTCTCGTTACATTCATGCCTTCTTTGATACTGTTATTGATACCAAAAATTCAATTACTGGTGGTGGTTCTGACCGATATCTATCAGAAGATTATATGTTCTGTCAGATGTGGCGTAAGATGGGTGGAAAAATTCACCTGTGTCCTTGGATGAAAACATCACACATCGGCACTTATCATTTCCAAGGAGATATGCCAGCTGTGGCTAATTTCGTGGGAGAGATGTAATGAAAAGAAGTAATTTAACAAAAGAAATTGTTAAAGCTTCACAAACGGCCACAACAGGTGGCCGTAAGTTTGATGGTGGGAAGTTACAGTATGGTTTAATTCCACCTAATGCACTCAAGGCAACAGTAGAAATTCTTACCTTTGGTGCAGAGAAGTATGAACCAGATAATTGGAAAAAAGTTCCTGATGCCAAGCGCAGATACTTTGATGCCATGCAACGGCATCTTTGGGCTTGGAAATGTGGTGAACAAAATGACCAAGAAACTGGTAAGAATCACTTGGCACATGCGCTGTGCTGCTTGATGTTTTTGTATGAACATGATACAATAGATTTTTTAAATAATGGAGAAGTAAATGAAACTATCAAATGAAACCCTTACCGTATTGAAGAACTTTTCTTCCATCAACCAAGGTATTCAATTCAAAAAAGGCACCAAACTTACCACAGTATCATCTGGTAAAACTGTTTTGGCACAAGCTAATCTTAAAGATGAATTCCCAAAAGAATTCTGTATCTATGATTTAAATGAATTCTTATCAATTCATAGCCTTTATAAAGATTCTGAAATCGACTTTACGGAATCAGATGTAATTTTTAAAGTAGGCAAACGTTCCGGTAACTACAGAATGACTGCCAAAGAAATGATTGTAACACCACCCGAAAAAGAAATTACTTTGCCTTCTGTTGATTGTGAATTTACTTTGACAGCAGAAGATTTGGATTCTGTGATTAAATCGGCTAGTGTCGTTTCTTCACCAAACATTGCCGTCAAGTCTGATGGTGAGAAAATTGAAATCGTTACTTTTGATGCAAACAATAATGCCGCACACACAAACACAATTGAAGTTGGCACTAGCAACGGTTCAAAATACAGCATTGTATTCAAAACAGAAAATATTAAATTGATTTCTGGTAGTTATGATGTGAAGATTTCTTTCAAGGGAATCGGTCATTTCAAAAATACCAAAGATGACATTCAGTATTGGATTGCTTTTGAAGCAAAAGAAACTAAGATTGGAGAATAATAATGTTACACTTTACTGAAGCAATTTCAAAATCAAGTATTGCAATCAATCCTAAACATGTTGTTGCCGTCTTTACAGCCACAGAAGGTGAACAAAAAGGTAAAACAGTTGTTAGTATTGTAAACGGCAACATTGCCATTGAAGAAGATTATCTTGAAACAGTGGGCCGTTTAAACGCTGTTGAGTAGTATTGCTGTAAATTATATTATGGGAGTTTTGAATGGAACATTTATTATGGGTCGAGAAGTATCGGCCAAAAACAATTGAAGATTGTATTCTTCCCGATGCGCTCAAGGAAACTTTTCAGGAGTTCGTTAAGAGAAAAGAAATACCAAATCTTCTTTTATCTGGTACGGCAGGTGTTGGAAAAACAACAGTTGCTAAAGCATTGTGTAATGAGGTCGGTTGCGATTATATTGTCATCAATGGCTCTGATGAGTCTGGCATTGATGTCCTTCGTAATAAAATTAAAAACTATGCTTCTTCAGTTTCTTTGGCTGGTGGCAGAAAAGTTATCATCATTGATGAGGCTGATTATCTCAATCCAAATTCAACTCAACCTGCTTTACGGGGAGCCATTGAAGAATTTGCCTCGAACTGTTCCTTCATTTTTACCTGTAATTTTAAAAATCGTATTATCGATCCGATCCATTCTCGGTGCTCTGTTATCGACTTTAAAATCAACGGTTCTAAACCAAAATTGGCTTCTCAATTCTTTAAAAGAGTTGAAAACATTCTCGAACAAGAAGGCATTAAATATTCAAAAGATGTTGTTGCGGCAGTCATCACAAAGCATTTCCCAGACCATCGGAGAATTCTTAATGAATTGCAGCGATATTCGATATCTGGCACCATTGATACTGGTATCCTTTCTAACATTACTGATATACAATTTGAATCGTTAATTTCATCTTTAAAAGATAAAGACTTTGCTTCTACTCGCAAATGGGTTACTGCCAATCTTGATAATGATCCAACAAAAATTTATCGTAAGATATATGATTCATTGTATGATGTTCTTACACCTAGTTCGGTTCCGCAACTAGTTCTCATACTGGCCAAGTATCAATATCAATCTGCCTTTGTGGCCGACCACGAAATCAATATGATTGCCTGTCTGACCGAAATCATGGTAGATTGTGAGTTCAAATGAAAATAGGATTTAATTGTTCTTGTTTTGATTTATTTCATGCCGGCCATGTTACCATGTTAAAGATGGAAAAAGAGCGGTGTGATTATCTCAAAGTGGCTCTCCAAGTAGACCCCACGACAGATAGACCTGGCTTAAAAAATAAGCCAGTACAATCCATCTATGAAAGATATGTACAGGTTCAAGCCTGTAAATATGTTGATGAGATTTTATTATACGACACCGAAAAAGAATTACTCAATCTCATTATGACACAAGATATGCACATTCGTTTTTTAAGTGATGAATATCTATACAGAGATTTCACAGGTAAACAATATTGTATGGATAATGGCATTGAATTATTCTACCATAAACGTCAACACACATATAGCACTAGTGAATTAAGAAATCGTGTTTATGAATTGGAATTGGCCAAGCGCCAAGAAAAAGGTGTGATAGATATCCCACAATATTCTACAGAGTTATTAAAATGAACACAACAAATATTTTAGAGTTAGGTCGTGCAGGAGAACTTGTCGTGATTGACATGTTAAAATCTTTAGGTCTCGATTTACAAATCCGTGATATGTATTTGGAAAACAAATACGATTCTGAAAAAGATATTTTAGTTGATGGCAAATACAGAGTAGAAGTAAAAACTCAAGCGCCTTTTGTTAAAATGAATGCGTTTACTTTTTTACCTAATCAGATTAAGAAATGCACATTAGCTGATGTTTTATATTTTGTTTCGGTACCACATCCTACATGGTCACATTATTCTGATGGATGGATTTACAGAGCAGTTCCTAGTGAAATGAATTATCATCCATGGAAAGACCGTTGGGGTAAAGAAAGAATTATTATTCCAATTAAACAAGATGCTTTAAAACCTGTGCATAAAATGCCTGATGAAAAATCAAAAGAATTACAACAATTACTTTCGACAATGTATTGATATGCCAGATTTATTTAAAGAGATACTACCATCAATACTGCAAACTAAAAAATCTGTATTCCGTGATGAGATAGATTTTAAAGAATACAAGCCATTTATTATCAATCGTGCTCTATCATACCACATGGATTGTGTTCTATACGTTAACGAGATGAACCTACATCCAGAGATCGATGTGGACATGCAATATTCGTATCTTCTAAATACCATAAGACCAATGAAACGGAAATTTCAACCGTGGCAGAAATCAGAGGTCGACAAAGATATAGAATGTGTCAAACAATACTTTGGATACTCCAATGAGAAAGCCAAAGAAGCCTTGCGTATTCTAAATGATGAACAAATCGCTGAAATAAAAGCTAAAACAAATAAAGGCGGAATGAACAAGTCATGATTTCAATTATAGATTTAGTTGAAGTTACACTCGGTGAAAAGGATGATTTTTTAAAAGTACGTGAAACCCTGACACGCATCGGTGTGGCTTCCAAAAAAGACAGAATATTGTACCAATCTTGCCATATATTACATAAGCAAGGCAAGTATTATATCGTCCACTTCAAAGAACTGTTTGCATTGGATGGCAAACCTACAGACCTATCTGAGAATGATTTATCTCGTAGGAACGCCATAGCGCAACTCCTAGAAGATTGGGGTTTAGTGAAGATAGTGAATCGAAAGCAAGTGGAGAACCCTCCACCCATCTTCCTATCACAAATTAAGATACTTTCCCACAAAGATAAAGACGATTGGGATTTGGTACCCAAGTATAATATTGGTAAGAAACCAGGGGCCTATTGACAAAATAGGCTTTTTGTGTTATAAATATGGATGTAGGTGCCTTCGGGGCCTATAATTTTGATTAACTCGCTTAAACTAAGGAGCACATAAACATGACTACAAGTCTATTACCTTCCATTTTTGACTTCCACAAGACCCTCGACCCATATACGGTTGGCTTTGACAGTTTCTTTAAAGATATTGAAGAAGTTACCAAAACGATTCAGAAGGCTGTGCCGTCATATCCCCCATACAATATTAAACAAGTAAGCAAAAACAAGTATGTCATTGAAATGGCAGTTGCTGGTTTTGCCAAGTCTGATATTGAAGTAACACTTGAAGGCAATAAATTGGTCATCAAAGGTTCCGCTCAAGAAAACGATATTAATGAAGAAGAAAGTTTCTTATTCAAAGGTATTGCTAACCGTAATTTCACACGTGCATTTACTCTGGCTGATAAGATTGAAATCAAAGATGCCGAAATGGTAAATGGTATGTTACGAGTATGGTTAGAGAATTTTGTGCAAACTCAAGATGCCATTAAGAAGATTGCCATCAAGGAAAAGAAAGATGTCTAACTGGTGGCCCGTAACCGATGAGGAATGGGAACAGTTGAATTATCCAAAAACTCGGTAAACATATAGGGGGTTCTTGACAGACCCCCTATTCTATGTTATAATGGTACATATTATGAAAAAAGTGAAATCAAATCCTATTCTACAAAAGGTTCGTTCAAAAACGAACTCCGACATCTATTATACCTATTCCAACTGGAAGACTAAAGATATAGAAGATGTTATTTTTATTCCTGTGGTCAAAGAAATGCCTACTGGTGAATATCAGGTGGTACACTATATGAGAAAAGAAAATTTGGAGTATGTGAAATGAGTTTTTTAATACAACATCAGTTATTAAATAATCAAAAAAGAAGGTTTGATCCTAAAAACAAAAAAGACGTTGAATTGTTTAGAATGTTTTTATCAGAACACAGGTGGAAAGAACCTTGTCCTTTTCTTTTAGAAGAACCACATACTGTAATACCTGAAATGTTAAAAGACAAGTATATTCGTAGTCAATTTAGCATTCCAGAACCTGTAGCAGAAATTCTAAGATGAATTGGCTTAAATATTCTGGCTGTAACATTACATTGAGATTAAATCCATTTCATTGGAGAATTGCTTTTAATAAAGGTAGTGATAACGATGTTTGGGAAGTTTCTACATCATACATAATTGAAATTTTACCATTTACAATTAGAGTATGGTTTGATGATGGTAGTTGGTAATTTAAAAAATAAAGGAAAAAAATGGATATTAATTTAACGCTAACAGTAGAAGAAGTAAACGGAGTATTAGGATTGCTTAATCAAGCAGCTTCACAGGCACAATCTTTGGCCGACCAAGCGGCTGCAGCACAATCATTATTTGCTAAGGTTCGTGACCAAGCAATTGCTCAGGTACCACAAGAGCCAGTAGAAAAAGTTGAAGTTGAGGTAGTTTAATTATTTCACCAGGTGAAATTGACTTTACTCCTAAATATTAACATCCTAGGAGAGTTTTAAATGCAGCTCAGTATAATCGGATGTCCAGATAAAGAACGTTTCCGTCCATATGTGAAACGTGCGGCTATTTTTTATGCTCAAGAATTGATGTCCACAAAAATGTCGGACAACATATTTATTCGCATTAAATTTAATTCCAAATTAGATGCTTTAGGATATGCTGGAGTTATTGATTATAATGAGAGTAATAAACCGAGAGAATTTGAAATAGAATTAAATCCCATTATAGGTTCACATGACATATTAGAAACATTAGCCCATGAAATGGTTCATGTCAAACAATATGCCTATAATGAAATGAATGAATATGGTACTCGTTGGAGGGGCCAAAAGATCACAGAGAATTTGAACTATTATGATGAACCATGGGAAGTTGAAGCTTTTGGAGTGTCAACAGGATTATTTACCAAATTTGTTATTAAAGAAAAATTATGGGAAGTGTTTAGTGATATTCGTAATCCAGATGCTCCTCTCAAACCAGAACCTATAGCATGGTTAAATATACCACAAATAAGTATTGACAATCAACATATATAATGTTATAGTATTACATATGCGGTGAGTGATAGCACGATACAAGATTCCCTCTTGTGTTACCTGAGCATAGCAGTGGCACCGCTCCAAATTTTCAAAGGACCATATCATGGCAGTTTCAAAAACAAAAAAAAATCCTATGTTGACTAAAAATGGTAAGCCAAGATTAGGACCTTTAAATCTGAAACAACTTAATGATGTTTTAGAAAAAACTAGCCGTCCAAAAGACAAGGCAAAAATACAGAAACGAATTGTTGTAATAACTTCAAGAACTCTTTAAACATGGAGAAATCATGTCAATCACTATTAAAAATTTAGAAAGTGCCTTGGCTGGTGAAAGTCAGGCACACATCAAATATCGTTACTTTGCTAAGATTGCTCGTCAAAATGGCCATGAAGAAGTGGCAAAACATTTTGAACACACAGCAGAACAAGAATTACTTCACGCATGGAGCCATCTAGAATTACTTATTGGTAAACCATCCACTAAAGAATGTTTAGAGAAAGCCATTGAAGGTGAAACATATGAGTTCACTACAATGTATCCTAATTTTTATGACAATGCTGTATCAGAAAAAAATGCTCAAGCATCTGTTGAGTTCGTTGAACAGATCGCTGAATCAAAAGAACATGCTAACCAGTTTAAACAAAAATTGCTTGTGTTAGAGAAAGCAGAGAAACGTTTTGCTGCTTTAAAGAAAATTGAAGAACGCCATGCAAACGCTTATAAACAAGTATTGGAGGCACTATAAATGACAGCAGAAATATTACACATTTGTATTGTTTGTGGTCATAGACACGATGAAAAGACCGAAGGTAAATGGGAAGAACTACCAGATGACTTCTTGTGTCCAGAATGTGGTTGCGGCAAAGAAGAATACTATGATGAACTTTGGCATCAAGTTTAAATAAAAAGGTTGGACTCGCCGGAGCCACCGAAAAAATTCCGGCGGTTTCCAAGTTTTAAATTTTCATTTTTGTTTTTGAGATATATATTATAGCGGGGTAGCTCAGAGGTAGAGCATTGGACTCATAATCCAGGGGCCGTAGGTTCGATTCCTTCCCCCGCAACCAACATAAGGAG